GCAGTGGCTATGGACCTACAACAACGAACGGCCCAACATGGGCATCGGCGGCATCACGCCAGCACAAAAACTGAAAATGGCCGCGTGAATTCTACGACCAAGCCCCGCTAAGAACGGGGGGATTACCCAGCCACAGACCCAAACCCAGCAACCGGCAACGCAAGCCGCTCCGCTTCCGACCGATTTCTCAGGTGCGCCTTCGGGTGGACCGAGAGGCGGCCCGGAATACGGCGGCCCGCGCTCGCTCACCGACATCATGAAGCGCTGAAGCTTCAAATCAGAAGGTAGACTGCAATGGCAGAAACCCGCGCTACTGAAGGTCTGATCCCCACAATTTGGGACGATCAGTTCAGTGTCGAATTCTATCAGACAAACCCGTTCGCGGCTTATGCCGGGACCGGCTCCACCAATCCGATCGTGATGAAGGAAGACTTTGCTTCCAAGCAGGGCAACGGCATCACCTTCGAATTCATCACCAACCTGCAGAAGGGTGCGATCAAGGGTCGCCAGCCGCTGCGTGGTCATGAAGACAAGCTTGGTGAATACGGCGACAAGGTGAACTGGGATCTTCGCAAGAAGGGCATTTCGCTTCATGAGCTTGATGTTGACCTTGCGGCGATCGATCTGCGCAAGGCGTCGAAAGGTGCCCTGAAAACCTGGGCTGACGAAGACATCAAGTTCGAAGTCATCGACCGCCTGCAGGATGTTGGTCAGAACCTTGATGTTGCTTACTCGGAAGCCTCGGCCGCCGACAAGAACACCTGGCACACCAACAACAAGGACCGCGTGCTGTACGGCAATTCGCTGTCCAACTACGTGGCCGCCAACCATGCAGCCTCCCTTGCCAACGTGTCGGGCTCCACCGGCAAGTTCACCAAGGATTCGGTGTCGCTGATGAAGCGTGTTGCACTCTCGGCCCGTCCGCGCATCACTCCAACCAGCATCAGTGAGAGCGAGAACCGCCGCTTCTTCATCTGCTTCGTCAATTCCCTCATGATGCGCGATTTCGTCGCCTCCATGAACGAGAGCGAACGCCAGCAGTCGGTTGCCCGTCGTTCCGAAGGCATGTTCCTCGGCGGTGACCGCGAATGGGATGGCGTTGTCGTTCACGAAGTCGATGACATGCCGATCCTGCCCGGTGTTGGCAATGCGGGTGCAAACCTCGCTCCCGCACTTCTGCTCGGTCAGGAAGCTCTCGGGTGGGGCATCAAGTCCCGTTACAACTCCCGTGAGCAGAAGGACGACTACGGCCAAGTCACCGGCCTCGGCATGTTCGGCAAGTGGGGCATGAAGAAGCTCGGTTACACGATCGGTGACGCCGGCCGTACCGTCGAGCTTACTGACGGCACCCTCACCAACGTGGTTGGCAAGCAGCGCGGTCTCGTTACCGGCTACTTCGCCGCGACCGGCGATTGATCAGGAAAGGATCAGAGCAATGGCTAATCCGATTTGGACAAACCCGATCAAGCATCCTGAAGACGTTGGCGTCGGCGCATGGCGCCGGCGTGTAACCTTCGACCAGAAGAACATGGCAACGGGCGTCCCCGTCGTGACTCTGGAAAAGGGTTGCATCCCGCTGCGCGCTTATGCCCGTATCGAGACTGCCTTCAACGCTGGCACCACGAACGTCCTTGTTCTGGGTTCTGCCGCCGATGATGACGGTCTGGTCACCTCCGCCAACGCTGCGGCCGGTACGCCCGGTTTCAAGGCTGGCTCCGGTGCCGAACTCGGTATCGAACTGGCGAACGACACCACATTCTTTGCCAAGTTTACTCAGACCGGCACGGCGGCCACGACCGGCGTTGTTGAATTCGTTGTCGAGTTCATCAATCCGCGGAACTGGGCGCATTACAGCACGAGGAGCCAGGGCGCATGAGCAAGGTGAAATACGTTGCCGGCGACAGCGGCGCCGATGAGGTGAAGGCCTTCGGCTACTCCTTCAAGGATGGCAAGTCCGTCGAGGTCAAGGACGCCGATATCGGCCGGTTCAACGGCAATCCTTTCTTCGAGGTCTCCACCAAGGCTGAAAAGACAGACACCAAGACAGCCGACGATGACGATACCTCGCTGAAGGCGGTTCACATCGCTGGTGGCCGGTATTCCATCAAGCGCGGCGACGAAGAGCTGAAGAAAGGCCTGACCAAGGCTGATGCTGAAGCTTTCAACGGCATGTCCGACGAGAACAAGGCCGAATACGTGGCCGCTTAAACAACAGGAGAGACGGCGATGGCCGAAGATAAGGAACTCGCCGTCCTCAACCCCGGTGACGTGATTCACGCCGCCATTACGGTGCGCGGGACCGGGATCAATGAAGGCCAAGGCATCGAGTTGGCAAAGCCCACGCTCAACGCCTGGCAGCGCCAGCAGATGGCACGGTTGCCGAAAGGCCACCGGTTCGAATTCACAGATAGCTTTGTCGATAAGCCGCAGGGCGAGCATTCGGTAAGGCGCGAGCTAACGGTGGTGAAGATCGATGAAGACAAGGCGTGAACTGATTGTTGCCGTTCTCGAGCTTCATCAAGCTGACGGCGGGGCTGGGCAAGCGCCCGCACCGGAAGACATCGATATCGTTGACAAATACATCGATGGGCAACTGACGGCGCTTAGTCGGCGCGGAATTCTGTCGACTGAAAAAGAGCGGTTTGACGATGAGGTCGTCGGTCCCTTGGCAACGATCATCGCTGATGAATGCTCCCCGAAGTTCGGTGTTGCAAGAAATCCAGTGTCACGCGCTGAAGCCGAGTTGCTGCTGCGCCAGATCACGGCCGCAACGCTGGTCCCTGAAGATGTCACCCGCAGTGAGTACTTTTGATGGTCGATATCATCTTCCCCACCTCTACGGCGCCCGGTGCCCGACCGGGTGAAGGATCTGGCCGTCTGATCAACTGCTATGCTGAAGCGCTGGACAACGGCGCTCGCAACCAGTTCGTTCGCCGCCGGTCGCCGGGATTGAAGCGTCTGGCAGTCACCACCTTCACGAAATGCCGGGGCTTCCATTTCTATAACGGCAATCTGTTCGTTGCGCTGGCGAACCGGCTGGTGCGGGTGAACTATGTCGGAGGCGTTGCCACGGTGACGGACTTGGGTATCTTGCCCGGCACGCTTCGGGTGACCTTTGCCCGCAACAACAAGGCGCCTATCCCTGATATCCTCGTCACGACCGAAGACGACACCTTTATCGTGAACCCAAGCGGCTCACCTGTCAGCCTTGGTGATGGCGATCTGCCGCAGGCCATATCGATCGACTTCCTCGACGGCTATTTCGTCTGGGGCATTCGCGATGGCCGTTTCTTCGTCTCTGCCATCAACGACAAGACCGTGAGTGCTCTTGATTTCGGCAAGGCAGAGAGCCACCCAGGCGGCATTTATCGCGCCGTGGCCTTTGGTGAACTGCTTTATCTCTGCGGTCCGTCCTCAATCGAGGTTTGGCAGAACGCTGGCAACGCAACGGGTTCTCCGTTCTCCCGCGCATCGGTCATCAACCGTGGTGTGGCTGGAACGTATGCCGTCGCAGGCAATGAATACGGCTTTCCGGCTCTTATCTTCGTCGGTGATGACAACGCCGTGTACCGGGTCGATGGTGGTTATCAGATCAACCGTATTTCGACGCCAGACCTCGACCGCCTGATCGAGAAGGTTGCCGACAAGTCGAAGATTGATGTGACGGTGGGCATCACAGAGGGCCATTATTGGGCAACTGTGACAGGCCCTACGTTCTCGTGGACATATGAGGTTGGAACCGGCTTCTGGCATGAGCGCGTGAGCTATCTCAACGAGCGCTGGCGCGGCGTTTGTTCGACGCCGGCATTCGGCAAGTGGGTGATCGGTGACAGGGAGACCGGTGACATCTGGTTTCTTGACGCGGATACGCACCGCGAAGGCGAAGATCATCTTGTGATGACGGCGACTTCGTTGCCTGCTGTTGGCTTCCCAAACCGTGTTGCGATCCCGCGCGCCGACTTTGATGTGATCGTGGGCCAAGGCCTTATTGCGGGGCAGGAACCGATCGACACTGACCCCGTCTGCGAGGTCTCTTGGTCGGATGACGGCGGCAACTCGTTCGGTGTTCCGCTGTTGCGCCAACTTGGCCGACAGGCAGAACACAAGACCGTTGTTTCGGTCAATCGCACCGGCATGGCGTCACGATACGGGCGCGTGTGGAAGTTTGAAGTCTCTGACCCGGTCTATGTCGGCCTTCTCGGCGGATCGGTGGACGGAGAAGCGAGGTCACGCTGATGGCATCGACCCTCAAGCAGCTTGTTCAGGTTCCCCCTCCGGTTCAGCCGGTTGTCGAGGCCAACGGCCGGATGAACAAAGACTGGTACGCATATTTCAAGGAACTCGACCGCCATGTGCGCGAGATCGAGGAACGACTGACAGCCGGAGGTTTGTAAATGGGTTTCCTCAGTTCCCTGACCGGAAGCAAGACCGGCAAAGCCACAATGCAGGCGTCCGACCAGAACAAGGACGCGTTGTTTGCGCTGCGAGCAACAGGCAACAAGATCATCGCTGACGGCGAAGGCAAGGCCCTTGGCGAACTGGACAAGGCCATCGGGGCTTACCAGCCGTGGGCAGATAGCGGCAATAACGCACGGGGCATGTATGACAACGCCTTGGGTCTCAATGGCGCAGATGGCAATGCAGCGGCAACCGGCGCGTTTCAGGCCGGTCCCGGATATCAGTTCGCGCTTGATCAGGGCACGCAGGCGGCTTTGCGCGGTGCTTCTGCTGCTGGCATGCTCAACAGCGGCAACACGCTGACGGCCCTTTCTCAATACGGCCAAGGTCTGGCAAATCAGGAATACGGCGGATGGCTTGATCGGTTGTCGGGCGTCTCGTCTCAGGGCCTTCAGGCGGCTGGTGGTCAGGCTCAGGGCTACGGCGCAAGGTCCGGGGTGTTTCAGGACTCGGCAGACGATCAGCTTAGCCTCGAAAGCGGCGTCACACAGGGCGTCATGGGTGCAAACAACCAGTGGGCCACAGGCATGGAAGCCAACAACACCGCGCGTGGTGGTTTCTTGGGCGGCCTCCTTAAGGGCGGCGTGGGCCTGCTGACCAAAGCAGCTACCGGAGGTCTTTTCTGATGGCAATCGCAAATCTCACGGTTCAGCAGCCGACCATCCCGGGTCCTGATTTTTCATGGATGGATGGCGTCACGGAAGCGCTGGGTGGCGCGATCGACAAGAAAAGCAGGGATTTTGCCCTGTCTCGGCTTGCCGATATTCCGCTTGCTGGTGCCGCTCCTCAACAGCCCTCTACAGGCTTTCTGTCGAGCCTCGCTGCCCCTGCCGCCACCAGCGCGCCGCAAACGGCTCCTGTGACCCCCGTAGAGCGCAGCGTGGCTCAGGGCGACACCTACCGGCCATTCATCGACACCGTGCGTTCTGGCGGCCTTACGAACCCGTATGGCCTTGCTGCCGTCGCGTCGACTGGCAAAGCAGAAAGCGGCTGGTCTGCCAAGAACGCTATGCGCACATGGAGCGATCCGAGCGAAAGCGGGCAGGCCGGCACAGCGGGAGGTATTCTCTCTTGGCGTGGTCCTCGTTATCAGGCGCTTGCCGCGACTGGTGATTTGTCGCCGGAAGGGCAGGCGAAGTTCTTCCTTCAGGAGAACCCTCAGCTTATCCAAGCGCTCAATAACGCATCAAGCGTGGAAGAGGCGCAGCAACTCATGAATAGGGCTTGGGCTTTTGCTGGGTATAATCGGCCCGGTGGCGAGGCGGCACGTCGTCTGGCAATGGCTCAGAACTATTACGCTAATGAGTTCGGCAACGCTCCTGCCAACGCAGGCGCTGCTGCTATTGAGGCCGTTGCCCCGCTTGAGCAGGGCGACACGAGCGGAACGGAATCGGCTTACGTCGATCCATATATGAAGGTCGAACGGAGTCAGGAAGCCGCGATACCTTCGCCAGACGCTTCCGCGCCTTACACGATGGCATCGCCCACGGCGCCGCAGTCTCGCGCCCCGATGCAGGTTGCCGACGCCTCGGGCCGGACAGGATTGATTGCTCAGGCCGTCACCCCAGTTCAGCGCGGCTCAGTCGATCCGGCGATAATCCGCCAGTTGCTAAAAGATCCGCAGTTGAACTCCATCGGTCTTGAACTATGGAAAGCCAACGTGCAGGGCCAGAAGGCGAATGAGCCTTGGCAGTTCGTGACCCTTCCCGACGGGACGCTTGCGCGCGCCAACCAGCAGAGCGGAGCAATCGAGGCCGTAGGTCGGTTCCCGAAGGATCCGAAGGCTGAAGGGCTGGGCGGAAGCGAAGCGGGCCTTAATCTGGTTTACGGCCAGGATGCTGACGGCAACACTGTCGCTTTCCAGCCGCTCAAGGGTGGTGGCGTGCGCCAAGTTGAAGTCCCGGCCGGCATTAAACTCACCCCCGGCATTTCCAGCAACGACCTTGGCACAACCGTGGTAACTCGTAACAGCCGCACAGGCCAGGTGATCGATACTCGCGAAAAAGACGTTGCTGGTGCTGCCGAGCAGACAGCCGACGGCAAGGCCCGGTCTGAAGCGAAAGCTGCACTTCCTGCGATCCAGTCTGCGTCGGAACAGATGCTGGCAACGATCGACAGTCTGGCGAACGACGCATACCTGCCGAACATGCTTGGCCCAATCAACTCTCGCACGCCCAATCTGACATCCGATGCGGCCCGCGTTCAGTCGAAGATGGACCAGATTAACGGCCAGACGTTCCTTCAAGCGTTCAATGCTCTGAAAGGTGGCGGCGCAATCACCGAAATCGAAGGCCAGAAGGCAACCGAAGCGATGGCACGTCTCAACGCCGCCCAGAGCCTTGAAGACTATCAGGCCGCCCTCACCGAACTGCGCGGTGTCGTGGAACGGGGTATGGCTAACGCACGGGCCAAGGCGAACGGATCGACGGCATCATCCGGCAATCAAACGTCTTCCGGCGTCAAATGGAGCATTGAGGAATGACGGTTCTCAATATCGGCGGCCGTCGTGTAACGGTCGATGACAGTTTCAAAAGCCTGTCGCCGGAACAACAGAGCGCCACCGTGGAAGAGATTGCCAAGACGCTTGGCGCATCATCTCCGCAGGCCGATCAGGCGCAGCCGGTACAACCCGCCCAGACGACAGTCAAGGCGGTGGTGGAAAAGCCGGACGATCCTCGCGACGGCTTCGTGGGCAAGGTCGACAGCTTCGTTCGCGGTGCTGCCGATACCCTGTCGTTTGGTCTGGCCGACGAAGCCGCTGCCGCTGGCGATGCATTGTTCAACCCGATGTTCGGCACAGGTAAGGACGGCGGAAGCCTGTCTGAGCGCTACAACGCCAATCTTGACGCGCAGCGCGCAACTGATGCGGCCGACAGCAAGGATCGCTTCGGATATCGGCTTGCCGGACAGATCGGCGGCGGCGTTACCGGTGGCGTCGGGTTGGCGAAGAGTGGATTGTCGGCTGCCGCCAACGCTGTGGAGCGTGGGGCGAGCCTCGCCAATGTCGCCAAAGCATCGGCCCTTGAGGGAAGTATTCTCGGGAGCGCGCAAGGCTTCGGAAGTGGAGAGCAAGGGTTTCTGAACCGTCTGGCCTCCGCAACAAAAGGTGGCGTAGGCGGCTTGGCGATCGGTGGCGTATCTCCCTACGCTATCGCAGGCGGCGGTTCTTTCCTTCGCTCGCTCGCATCACCCATTACTTCGCGTATCCGCCCTGATGCGTCTGCAAAACGCGCCCTTGGCACGGCACTGCAGCGCTCCGGCAAATCGCCGGAAGAGATTGAAAGCATCATGCGCCTGGCGATCGATGATGGTCAGGGTGAGTATGCTCTGGTCGACGCTTTGGGCCACAGCGGGCAGCGTATGCTGTCGGCCGTCGCGAGAACGCCTAACGATGCCCGTCAAGAGGTTGTTGGTCAGCTTCTCACCCGTCAGGCTGGTCAGGGAGACAGGCTTGCCAATGCGATTGCCGAAGGCTTTGACGCGACTGATACTGCTGCCCAACGCGCGGCCTCACTCACTGCCGCTCGAGATGCAGAGGCCAACGCGCTGTACAGCACCGCTCGGCGTGAGGCTGGCGCCGTCAATGTCACACCGATCCTTGAACATATCGATGAGACCATTCGTCCGGGCGTCAACCAGATAGTAAGCCCGCGCGACCGGATCGCCAACGACAGCATCGAGGGAGCCCTGACCCGCGTTCGCTCGATGCTTTCCGATGGCAACAGTCAGGTGACGGATTTCAACACCCTGTTCCGGGCGAAGCTTGATCTTGACGACCTGATTGCGCGCTCTGACGCCCAAGGCGCTGGCAACAGGGCTTTTGCGCTCAATCAGGTCAAGCGTCTGGTCGATACCGCGCTTGAGGACGCATCGCCTGCCTTCAGAACGGCGAACGACACCTTCCGGACACGCAGCGGCGTCATTGATGCTGTGGCTGAAGGTAGTGCCGCAACATCGGGCCGTCAGCGGGCCGCGGATACCATCGAGCGGTTTTCGCAAATGACGCCCGGTGAACAGACCGCGTTCAGGGCCGGTTACGCCGATCCGCTCATTGCCCGCGTTGAAAGCGCCGCCGGTAGCCCGACGACAAACAAGGCACGGTCTCTCAACACGCCAAAGAATCGGGAAGAGTTTCAGGCAGTCGCCTCTCCAGATCACGCTGACCAACTCGGACGCCGGATCGGCCGTGAACAACGCATGTTCGAAACGCTCAACCAGGCTACAGGCGGCTCAAGGACGGCAGACAATCTCGCGGATATGGACGATATCGCCAACTTCGACCCGGCCGTGCTGACGAACCTGTTCAGCGGCGGATGGAAGGCGGCGGCGATCGGTGCCGTAACCCGTGCGTTGAACGAAGGGAAAGGTCTGCCACCGCGCGTCATTGAAAAGGTGGGGCGCTCGCTGATGACGACCGATCCAGAGCATGCACGGCGCTTGCTGACAGTCGCAGCCAGCACGAAGATGAACGATGCAACGAAGAGAGGGATGGCCACGGCCATTTTGAACGCGTTGTCGACGGCGGGAACGGGCCGTCTGCCTGGCGGCACGCGGCGCGCGCCGCTGGAGTTAAATGTCCCGGTCCCGGTTCGGTGACTTTCGACGCCAGGAATCGGGGACTTTGTTCCCGGTTACCTCAATTGCCCATGTGGCGAGCATGGTGCCGGTGCCAAGGCCGAGAGCGATGGGATACCAGTTGAACTCTTCGGTCAGCAGATACCCGCCCCAGCCGATGGCGATAATCGCCCAAATGAGCAACCACGATACCGGCTTATACGGTTTCTTGGGTTCATCCGGGTCGTGATCAATAACGGGTGGTTTGCGCATTCCGGCACTCTACACACTTTGAAGGAGAAATGAAGATGTCGAAAATCAAGCGTTTCCGCATGAACACTGTTCTCTTCATCGCACGTTTGTTCAACGTTCCGATTGATGTGCAAGGGCAGTTTTTCCCGCGCCGACCTTGCGCTCCATGCACTAAGCCTTCTGTGCAGTCCTGAAGAAAGAGGCCATCGCTTCGGGATGCTGGAAGTTCCCAAAGTACGCAGACGACATGTCGCCGGGATCGAAAGCAAGGAGGAGATCATCTTCTCTACTCAACCCGGCGGAAGCACGCTCCGCAAACTGCTTGGTCGATAGAGGAGACGTTACGATAAAGAACGACGTGAGTTCGTCCCAATACCCTTCTCCTTTTGCGTAAATCGCATCAATCACAGAGTCGCGTCGTTCCTCATACGACTTTCCGTTTACGGACTTAGCCGCGATGCGAAACGCAACACAATACGTAGACATTTCCATCCTCCCTGAACATTGCCAGTACAGTTACCAGCGGCTGCTTGAATGGCCATACCGACCGTTCGATGACGGCGTTCCGTTGAAGTACGGCGAGGTCGTATCACTGCGGTAACGGTTCGACCCTGAGCTGCCTTTGTAAGGATTTGAATTGCCTTGGAAGGAATAATTATCGGTCACCGTCCCGTTAGGACTGCTCCGATAGTGCGGAGCGACATAGGTACCGTTGCTTTTGAAATAGCCGTTCACGTTCTGAGCAAACGACGCAGAAACGGTTGCGCAGGTCAGCGCCAGCGCGATCAACAAAGTCTTCATAATGAATGCCCCCAGTTGTGGGCAGAATTAATGCACAAGTTGTATTTGGAGTCGAGTCGATAGTCTTGGCGAATTGATGACCGTCAAGGATTTCGAAGTTTAGCGGACCAAAAACAGGAATTCGAATGTATGAGGCGGTCATTTTGGGCCGCCTTTTTCTATGGAGGCCTCAATGGCAGCATCAGATCCGTATCTGAAAGATATCACGCAGGTTGGTCCAGCCCGCTACGCTATTGCCGTCACACCCAACGACAATACCGATTTGCCGACCGTTCCCCGTGCAATCATCGTCGGCGCTGACGGCACTGTCGTCATGATCATGTCGGGCAATGGGCAGGAGGTGCCTTTCACGTTGTTGGCTGGCATTCCCTACCCGCTGGCCCCGACGAGAATCAAGGCCACTGGAACAACCGCAACCGGCATTGTGGCCGTATGGTGAGGTGCTGACATGGCGGGTTTCTGGGCTCAGTCCCTCACGCAGATACACGACCCGAACGGCAGGCCGTACATCGGCGCTCGGGCCTACTTCTACAAGGGCGGCACAACGACCCCGATTACGGTTTACAAGTCGTTCGACCTTGGCGCCATCAATGCGCACCCGAACCCGCTGCTGACGGACGGTAACGGCTTTTGGCCACCTGTCTATATGGATGAGGCAGATGAGTTTTTTGGCGTCCGCATCACGACCGCACAAGGCGTCATCATTCTGAATGCAGACGGTATCCCGATCATCGGGCCAGCGACAGAAGGTGGCGGTGGTGGCGCTCCAACCCCTGTTGATCCTGACTCCCTTTTCAAAACGGGGGATATCAAGGTCAGGTATGGTGAAGGCTATCTTGTGGGATGGGTTCGCTGCAATGGCCGTTCAATCGGCACTGCTGTATCCGGCGCTTCCGAGCGCGCCCACAGCGATACACAGGCGCTTTATGAATATCTCTGGGGAGCGGATGGTGACCTTGTCGTCGTCGGCGGCCGGGGCGCTTCTGCTTTGGCTGACTGGAATGCAAACAAGCCTCTCACGCTGCCTGACGCTCGCGGTCGCGCCCTGATCGGCGTGGATAACATGGGCAACATCGCAGCGGGGAACGTTCCTGCTGCCGATAATCTCGGGTGGACCGGCGGCGCAAGCACTCACGTTCTCGCCCTTTCCGAAATGCCGTCACATGCTCACGGCCTTTACGACCCCGGCCACAAGCATTCGATCGACCCGGCGCGTTCGCAGGCTGGCCCGGTAACGACTGGCGGTTCTGGCGGCGCGAACATGGGCTTCGTGAACGAAACCAACACCGCGACGACGGGCATCACTATGGAAGCCACGGGTGGCGGGCTTGCCCACAACAACGTCCAGCCCTCTATCGCCTCGACCTTTTACATAAGGCTCTGACATGTATGACGCGCAACTGCCGCCGGTATCGAACCGCGCCGACTGGATCGAGACTATCGAGCTTGTCAGCGAGGACAACGACGAAATCATCACCGATCTCTCCGACATAACCATGGTGATTGAGGTTCGTGACCGGGATCGGAGCCGTTGTCTTTCCGGAACAACGGAGGACGGCCACATCACGTTCATGGGATTTGGCGTTATCCAGTGGCGCTTTACCCGTGAGGAAATGACCCAGCTTTGCGCCGGCACTTACGAAATCGGGATCACCGTCAAGCGCGACGGGATCACGGAACAAGAACTTGTCGGGTCTGTCCCGGTCATTGATGGAGTGGTACGCAGATGACACTTCGCATGCGCGTATTGCCGCGCTTCCCCGCCAGGATTTTTGGCTCTACTGGCATCAAGATTGAGCGCCCGGACAACAGCACCGACCTGACGGTCAGGCTTGATGTCAGCGATATCATCCGCGTTCCCTCGGTTGCCGACAGCAACAAGGTGTTCTTTCTCGCGTGGAACAGCGACCTTGACACCTATTCGATCATGAGCTTTGCCGACACGTTCGCGGCGGTTGTCGATACCGAAGGGTTCATGCTTCAGTCGGTGTACGACCCGCAAGGGAAGGATGCTGACGCCTTTGACAGAGCAAACCACACTGGCGAACAAGCAGCCTCAACCATCACAGGGCTCCCCGGAACCTTGAACGACATTGCCACGGCGCTCGGCCTTCGACTTCGTGTCGACGCTGCGCAAGGGTTTGATGCAGGTCAGCGCAGCCAAGCTATGGGCAATCTTGGCTTTTCGACCTTCTTCAAGACCCTTGTCGATGATGCCGACGCCTCGGGCGTTCTCGGAACCCTCGGTTTTTCCGCGTTCGCCAAGACCATCATTGATGACGCCAGTGGCGCGGCGATGTTCTCCACCATGGGCGCGACGTATACCGATACTGCGGCGTCAGTCGTCGCCAAGCTGCCGAACGGATTCATCCTTCAGGCTGGCCTATACACAGGCGGCGGCACCAATCCTGGTATTACATTCCCGCAGGCGTTCCCGAACAAGATCATCGCGCCGTTTGCAACTATGCTCGTGGCTGCTGCGGCAGACACCACTTACTCAATCACAATAGGTGCGCGCGACACCACGAGTATGCAGCTTTATCGCCGCTCGGTGTCGAACGGCGGCGCAGTGACCGGCGTTACCGAACCCTTCTTCTGGCTCGCATTAGGGAATTGATGATGAAGTATGGTGTTTTTGAAGATGGTTTTCCCAAGGGCTTTTATTCCGACGAACTGCACGGCGACAATATCCCGCCCGAAGCTATCGAGATTACAGACGAGCAGTGGTTCGAACTGATCAACAATCAGGGCATGCGGCGGTTTGTGGACGGGCAAGTGGTAGAATACACCGCGCCGGTTGAGCCAGTTCCGCCCCCGCCTATCACCCGGCGCCAACTGCGGCTTACGCTCGTGCGGAATGGAATTCCACTTTCGTCCGTCGAAGCCGCCATAGCCGCCATGCCTGACGGCTTGGACAAGCAAGAAGCCCAGATTGAATGGGCTGATGCGAGCAGCTTCAATCGGAACCATCCGACGCTGAAAGCAATAGCTGTGGCTCTTGGTCTTTCTGATACGCAGATCGACGCCATGTGGGGCGAGGCCGCCGCAGCCTAGTCGTTATCGTCTGCCTGTGCGGAATAAGCGATAAAAAGCAGCACCAATGAAGCTGGCACCATATTGAGCAGCGAATGCAGGCCGTTCCAGTCAGTTGGGCTGGAAAGCCAAGCGTCATTTGAAAAGTACGCTGCCACATCGATAACTGAAATAGACACCCAGGTGCTAAACCGCAAATAGGCGTAAATCTGGAATAGAATAATCCCGCATCCCGCTACGGCAGGAAGAGCTACGAGAAGAACGATCCTCGTAATGTCGATGATTGGTTCTATCCAGTAAGGCAGTCTGATGCGGCGGTCGTTCATGGGAACTAATTCTCGTTAGGGTGGTGGTCGAGGCTATTTTCCCTAATTACTAAAGTTGTGAGTTTTGTCCAGACGGGCAGATAAAAATGCAACCAAACAATTAGCTCTCGGGCTTTCCGTCCGCCGGTAGCGTAACCCGGCACCAACACCCACAATCAGGAGAAGCCTCATGTTGAAGGCTGATGTCGCGCGCTCGATTGAGCGAGTTGCGAGCGTGCACGGTATTGACCCGGCGGCGCTGAAGGCTGTTGTCGAGGTCGAGAGCGACGGCGTT